AAAACTATTTTATGTATACTAAAGGACATTCCTATCGCTCTATTGTCCACGATCTAAAGAGATAAGCGTTAGCTTATCCCTTTATTACTACCTCTGAAAGAGGTTAGAAGGAGAGTGTAGAGGGTTTAGGAGTGTATGTAGGCATGTAGAAAGCACTTAAGAGAGTCTTTTCCTCGCCTGTCTCGGCGTCTACAACGGTAAACAAGTTACTTCTCTTAAGTGTGTAGGTGTTATCGGCAATCTGAAGAGGCTTATCATTGGCTTTAGCTTCTTTCTTCATAGCATTCAAGTTGTCGATAGAAAGGAGCTTAGGAACTTCAGAGCCTTCTTCAGGGATAAATGTGACCTCTAAGAAATTCGTGTAGCTTATGCATTTCTTGCCTGAATCATCAGTAGTATATATAGGGTCATATTTATACTTTGGATTGCCATTAGAGTCGGTTTGTAGAACTCCGTCCTTGTATTTAAGTTGGTCTGTCTTTTGTGATTTAATTGAGTTTTTATAATTAAGTACTTTCATGTTATTTTATCCTTTATGTGTATTATTAAAAGTTAATTAAAGAGCAAAACGAGCTCCAGTGAGCTAGGGGCACCGCCAAAGGCGGAACGGAACCGTAACCCATCGGGGATTCAACCTGGCGAGGCACCCCACGCCGTGAATTCCGACGGGGTCGGTTCAATGTATATCGCGTACACCAATTCTTGGGGCAATTTTCGTAATTGGGTCCCCCTAGAAAATTTTTTGAAAAAGTTTTTGGAAATGCATACCACCCTATACTATATTAGTACTATATATTGCGGCGCTCCTTTACTCTATACAGGCCTATAAGAAGCAATGTATAGAAGTACCATAGTTTAGATATATAAATATACTTAGAGGTAATATATGAGTAAATATAGAGTATTAAAGACTAATACACCGAATACCCCTTGGGGAGGAACTAAATCAGTGAATAATGTAAGAAGTTACCCTAAAGTAGGTAAAAAGAAGTGAGTTTAACAGGCGATCAGTCTCGTTTACCTCAGTCTTGGGGAGGCGTAGTGCAGCAGACATATAATGAAGATACTACATCTACCTGGGAAGATGACGGTTTTAGCACTAATCCCTTTAATGAATCTGGTATAGGCGACTCAGCATTTGTTGCCCCTAAATGGAATCAGCATGAAAAGCTTGAAGATGGCTTAGAAAAGCTTTCTGAGTATTATGAAGCTTCAGAAAAGTACGGTAGCTCTGCATTATTATTTAATGCCTTCTATAATAGTATGGATAAGGAGCTTGATGAAGGAAATGAGTTTGATTTTGACGCTGAAAACCTAAGCTTACAGTACAAACCTAATAAAGAATTCAAGAATATATCTAATTTAAAGTTTAATTTATCACCTGATTACATTACTGAAGATAATGTGCCTAAAGGAATTAAGTTAGAAGGGAGTTTTAACTTCTAATATGTTCAAATTCGGCAAAACATCTAAAAAAAACCTAGCTACATGTCACGAAGACTTGCAGAAAGTGTTTAACGAAGTCATAAAATATGTTGATTGTAGTGTATTGGAGGGACATAGAGATGAATGGAGACAAAACAAGCTTTTTGACGAAGGTAAAACAAAGGTTAAATTCCCTATGGGGAGGCATAATAGTTCCCCTAGTCGCGCTGTCGATGTCACACCTTATCCCGTGGACTGGTCTGACAGGGAACGACAAACTCTTTTTGCTGGGTTTGTTATTGGTATCGCTCGTGGCATGGGTATCAACCTAAGATGGGGTGGTGACTGGGACCAAGATTTTGAAGTACAAGACAATAGATTTGATGATTTTCCTCATTTTGAGATAAGGAGTTAGTATGATAGGTGCTCAATTAGCTAAACTAGTAATGAGACTGTTTAAAACAGGTAATAAGCAAGGTTTAAGCACTCTAGCTAGACAAGAAGGGGTAAAACCTAGGACACTTGTTAAACAAGCTCATCAGAAGCTTAAAGTACCTGGAAAGAAATCTGAAGTAAGGGACGATTTCTGGAATATTGAAAAGTATCCAATCGATAAAGCCACAATGAAAGGCGGAATAAAGGAAGGTAATTTAGACGACTTATTAACTGGTCACTCTTTACCTAATCCTACTAAAGTTAAGACTATGGAGAGTATATCGTCTATGAGGAAGAATCCAGGTATAGGAGCAGGTCTTCAAAGACTAGAGTCTAGGAAGGCTTCTGCGTTAAATACAGGGGGAACTCCTTGGAGTGGTAAACCTTTAACATATATGGGTAATATATCTAGAGCTGGTACATTTAATACTCTATTACAAAGAGATCCAGGGTTCCGACAGTTTATTAAAAGAGCTGTTGGTAATGCAAGAGTAGAGAATATTACTCCTAGAATTAGAGAATCTTTAGCTAGAACTTATCTTGCTATGAAAAGAAGGGGTCTTTCTAGGGCAGAAAATTCATATAAAGCTGCTATGGGAAAAGCGAAATATAGAGGCCCAGGTTATGGCAGGTCTGGTCCAGATAATGTAGGGCAAACAGGTGCAGAGCACCCAATATATGGAGTTCCAGGCGTAGATTTCTAAATGTATGAAATATCTATAAATCATAAGAAAAAGGGAAGAGTATCTTATGAAATTTACACAAAAGAAGAAGCCGACACTAAAGGTGTAGCGTATACATACTGGAAAGATGCAAAAAAAGGGGAATATGCGCTCACTGATGATAATTATGTTGGAAAGGTCATCCAAAAGAAAGAATATAGCTCAAATAATGGTGTTGATTCTATATATGTTCGTATGCCTTTTGGCTACGCCTTTCATAGTCCTAAGTACCCTACTCAAAAGCTTAAAGCAGATGGTAGACTATCTAATCACACACTTTCTGGGAAGCCACAATTAGAAGTAAGAAAGGGTACTCAAGAGTGGAAAAATCTTGCAATGGTATATGCTGTAGTATTCGATATGGAATTAGCTATAGATGCAGTATATGATAACCCTTCTCCTAGTAAAATAAGGACTGCTAAGAGATGGATGAGAACACAGGAGTTTAAAAGCATGGTCAAAGATGAATTAAATGAAGTATTAGCCGAAAAAGGACATAATAGGTCTAAAACAATAGACTTATTAGATAAAGCTCTAGCAATGGCTGAAGAAAAGAAAGATATAACTAATTTTTTAAGAGTAGTAGAGAATATACAAGATATGTTAGGTATGAGAGATAAGACTGTTACTAAGACAACTACTCAATTAGAAGCATCTGCTACTAGAAAGCTACTTGATGAGATAAATGAAGAGGAAGCTCAGTTAAAAGGTAAGCAAGTCACTATAGAGGCTAAAACAACTCCTAATACTGAGGAATAGTGGAAGATTACGAAGCTTTATATCAGAAAAAGCAAGCATTAAAGAAATTATATCGTAATATGGCTTTATTTGGGAGAACTTGTTTCCCAACGGCATTAAGAAAGGCTACTCCTCCCTTTCATCATGAAATATATTCACATTTACGAGATATAGACAAAAAGCGCGTACTGATAGCTGCGCCCCGTGGAACAGCCAAATCTACAGTAACCTCCCTCCTCCTTCCTATGCACCGCATTGCATTTAAACAAGATGATCAAGAAGAGTTTATTGTAATCATTTCTGAATCCCAGGCGCAGTCTATTAACTTCTTATCTCGTATTAAATATCACTTAACTCATAGTGATAGATTCAAACAATTATTTGGAGACCAAGGTCCTAATACTGCTAAAAGATGGACTGCTACAGATGTAGTTACTAACAATGGAGTCAGAATAGTAGCTGTAGGTACAGGACAAAGGGTTAGGGGGTTTATTGAGGGAGATACTCGTCCTACGCTTATAATAGTAGATGATTTTGAGTCAGAACTTAATGCATATACTATGGAAGCCAGAGCAAAGAATAGAAAATGGATGACAGAGGCAGTTATACCATCATTATCAGATGAAGGAAGAATAGTAATGATAGGAACAGTTATATCTGAAGACTGCTTTTTATACTGGGCAAAGGATTCGTCTGCATGGAATACTCTTTGGTATTCTATAATAAATGATGACGGAGACCCTATTTGGCCTGAAAGATTCCCACAGGAAAGAATAAATCAAATAAAAGAAGAGTATTCATCTGTAGGGAATATCAATGGATTCTATCAAGAGTACATGAATATAGCACAATCACCTGATGAAGCACCATTTCAGCCTGATTGGATAAAATTACATCAGTATGACTATGAACGAAGGGAAGGTCAGCCTTGCTTAGTTAAAAAACTAGGTAAGGATGAAGAAAAGATAATTCCAGTGGAGATATACGGGGGTGTTGACCCAGCATCTTCTTTATCGGCAAGAGCTGACTACTTTGTTCTAGTTACATTGGCAATAGATCATGATGGAAATAAATACATTGTAGACTTATATAGAAAGCATGTATCTCCAGCAGAACAGCCAGATGTAATAATAGACACATTTAAGAAGTATAAACATAAAAAAATGAAAATAGAAACAGTTGCATATCAAGAAGCATTAAGAGCATCAGTAAAAAAGAGAATGATAGATGAAAACATATATATTCCTGGATTGGAAAAAGGGGTCAAGCCAAGGACTCGTAAGTCAGAAAGGCTTTTATCCTTAGTTCCTATGTTTGCTAAAGGGCAATTCTTTTTCAGGACTCAAGATACTGAAGCTCAAGCTGAATTCCTTTCTTATCCGAAGGGGAGACACGATGATGTAATGGACGCAATATGGACCGCACTAGAGGGCTCTAGACCATGTAGAATCAAGGAACTGCAGCCTATAGATAATAGAATTAAGAAAAATAAGAAATTTCTTGATTGGCGGGTGCTATAAGCGTATATTATATTGCTGAAATGTAATTTAGTTTATGGGGGTATCTAAATTGGACTTTAATCCATTCAAAAAAGGCGAAACAGCTGTTAAAGGCTATAGTAGCGAAGAAAATCAGGGTAAAACTCACGACATTGTAGATGAGACAAAGGATTTATTTATCCTATATAGAGATAAAAGAGATACCTGGGAACTAAATGCACGTCAAGACCAAGAATATAGATTAGGAAGACAATGGACTCAAGAGCAAGAAGATTCTCTTAGAGAAAGAGGTCAGGCTCCTATAGTCGTAAATCGTATTCATCCAGCAGTTGAAACAGCAAAAGCTATGCTTACAGCTAATCGACCTTCATTCAAGGTATCCCCAAGAGAAGATTCAGATGTAAAAGTAGCTAATGTATTAAACCAGCTTCTTTCGTATATGTATGATATATCAGACGGAAGGTCTATAATAAGACAAGCTGTTGATGACTACTATGTATCTGGACTAGGTTATATCTTAGTATATCAAAATCCTTCTGCTGATGACGGAAAGGGTGAGGTAATGATTAAGGATATAGACCCCTTAGATGTATATGTTGACCCAAACTCAAGAGATCCTTTCTTTGAAGATGCTGAAAACATAATTATATCTAGAAACTTCACTAAAGAGCAAGCTAAAAAATTATATCCTCAGTATGCATCAGCTATACAGGCAGCGTCTGGAAGCTATGAAAGTGATGAAATTATTACTGGAGGAACCGATTCTATAGGAATAAGCTTCCCAGGAGAAATAGAAACTCTTGAAGATGACGAATATATCAGAGGTTACGAACGATATTACAAAACTACACAGAACGCGTACAGGGTACACGAGAAGTGGAATAAGAAAGAATTTAGATTTACAGAAGAAGAATTCCAAAAATACATACAAACTCAAGTAGGTATACTTAATGACCAGATAATAGAAGGCCCTCAAAATATAGAGAAAGCAATGATGGGTCAATCTAAAATAAGAGAGCAAATACTTGAAAAAAATGCTAAAATAATCGAACAAGATGTTTGGAAACTTCAAGAAGAATTAGAAGTACAGCTTCAAGAAAAAGAAAAGCAGTTAATGGAGCTTGTTCAGATAGGACAAATGCTTCCAGATAGATACGAATTAGAAATAACTAAGTTTAGAGAAGCTATAGATAAGCAGGTAGAGGATACTCGAACTAAAGCTATGGCAGAGGCAGGTCAAGTTAAAAATATTCCTGATGTTAAAATGCATGTAAAAGCAGAATTAATAAAGAAAGGAATGATAGAAGCGATCCCTGTTAAATTAACTGTTGTAAAGCAATGTGTTGTTTTAGGAGATAAATACCTTTATTCTAGGATATTACCAACAAGTAGATATCCTATAGTCCCAATATGCAACTTACATACAAGAACCCCATATCCTATAAGCGATGTAAGAATGGTAAAAGGACTACAAGACTATATCAATAAAACTAGGTCTTTAATAATAGCTCATGCTACAACATCTACTAATATGAAGGTGTTGATTCCTGCAGGTAGTGTTGATATGCAAGAATTTGAAAAGAAATGGGCACAACCTGGTGTTGGTATAGAAGTGGATTTCGATTTGGGGCAACCTGTAGTTGCTAGTCCAACTCCTCTTCCTAACGAGCTTTACCAAAATGAGCAGACGGCGAAAAACGACATCGACCATCAGCTTGGCCTATATGAGTTAATGATGGGTAACTCTCAGGCTGCCCCTCAAACATATAAAGCTACTATATCTCTAGATGAATTCGGTCAACGAAAGATTAAATCTAAATTAGCAGATATAGAGGGAGCATTAACAAAAGTAGGGCAAGTAGCTATACAATTAATGCAAGAATTGTTTCAGAATGAAAAGATTTTTAGAATTGTTAATCCAAACAATTCATTGAGCGAATATGCAGTTAATAAGAAATTGTATGATGATAAGACTCAAGAAGTAAAAATTATTAATGATATCACGATAGGTAAATACGATGTTGTCTATGTTTCAGGCTCGACACTTCCGTCTAATAGATATGCGGAACTCGAGTTTTACATGGATGCATATGGTAAAGGTATCATAGATAAACAAGAGGTCCTCAAGAAAACAGAGGTCTTCGACATGGAGGGCGTACTTCAAAGGACAGATACTATCGGAAAGTTACAGCAACAACTCAAGTCAGTTACGCAGCAGCTTAAGAAGGTTAATGGCGATATGCAAACATTGACTCGTGAGAATGTTCACCTGAAACAGAAGGTAGAGGTTGAGAAGTTTAAAGCTGACCTTGACCAAGTTAAGAACAAGTCTAAAATGGCTGGTACTTTATTTGAGAAGAGATTAGATGATAATTTATCAATGCTGTCTAAAGAAGCCGCAGATGCTGCTAAAGAAAAAGATGACTCACCTTCTTCCGCATCTAAGAAGCAGTCAAAAGAGAGGAAAAAAAAGTAAATGAATGAAGCTAGAGAAAATTCTGCTCCCGACTTGCCAGAAATGGAACAAAAGCTCGAGGAAACCAGAATACAAGAGCTAGAACAAAAAGCTGATAGAAGTTTTGAAGCTGCATTAGGATTGCCTTTGCAGACAGAGGAAGTTATTGAATCAAGAGCTGCGGCTGTTGAATTAGGTAAAGCTCCTCCTCCACAAGGGTCACCTACACCAACTGAGCAACCTAACCAGGTTCCACCTCAGCAACAACCTGATTTTTCACAAAATGAGGTTAAAAGCAACGACGAAGTTAGATATCAGCATTGGCAGTCTAAAGCTGCCAAGCTAGAGAATCAATTAAAGGAGATGAATGAATATGCTCCTATGGTAGATTATCTTAGAAATAACCCCGAGGCTGTAAAGCAGATTGATACTGCTAAACATACAGCAGAAGGCCAGGCTCCTGAAGGTGGCGAAGAGTTTCCTCCACCACCAGAAAGACCGCAAGCCCCTCTTGGGTTTACTCAAGAAGATGCTCTAAATGATCCTAATAGCGAAAGCGCTCGTTATGTGCAAGAACATGAGCAATGGAGAGAAGATATGCAGACTTATAGCAATCTTGCTCACCAATATGAAACTCAAAAAATGCGCGACGAGTATGAAACACGTATCGATAAGCTTGAAAAGTTGGAGTTACAAAGAAAGCAAGGACGACAACAAGTTGAAGAGATGAATAGGATACGAGAATTTGTAGGAAAAAGGTATGGAATGCAGCCGCAAGAAGCAGAGCAGTTTATTCAGACAATGAATAGTCCGAGCTCTATAAATATGGACGATCTAGTTGGCTACTATAAGTTTAAGCAGTCAACAGGCGACCAGCAATTTAGAGGAACTCCTCCAGCTCAAGCGCCACCTGCTCCACCTCCTCCAAGTGCTCCTCCTGTCAACAATCAGCCAAGTCCTGAGTTTCAGCAGATGCAAAGAGCCCAGTCAGTTCCTACCCCTATGGGTGTTCAGACTGCAGCTCCTTCTCAGCATAATGCTCCAAAAAGCTTTATGGACGTGCTAATAGATGACAATAACAAACAAAACATCCTTTAAGGAGGAATAAACAATGGCAGATTATACGGGTACGGGGTACCAAGTAGGACATACTGGCGTTGCGAGACCTGCTTTTGGTGGACAAGATGTTGATAATATTAGAAGAACGTTTGGTATTGGTGATAAGGTTCATGAATTGGCTCCAGAAACATCAATTTTCTTCTCATACTTATCTAAGTTAGGTAAAAAACCTACTGACGAAACAGTTTGGAAACCATTAGAATATCGTAACCAGTGGCAAAGACGAAACTTTACAATGCAACATGTATACTTTTCATCTGGCGCATATGATGATGCAGCAGATATAGTAGTAGCAGGTAGTACTGTAGCTAATACAAGTACACATATTACATTTGAAGTTGACTATAGTTACCAAGGTAAAAAGTTGCAAAGCTTTACATCTCTTGGAACTAGTGCAACAGGTGGTTATTCGCCAATATTCTTAACTAAAAATCAAATAGTAAGAATAGATGGTACAGCTTATAAGCTCATGGCTGAGCCTATATACTATACAGAAGACCCTGACGCAGCTAATTGGAACAAAGTGGAAAAATCAGAAGCTGGTAAAGCTCGAGGCGGATTCGCTGTAGTTCCTTTAGCTAGTTTAGTAACAGTAAGTACTGGAAGCGGAATAGCTACAGAAGCAACAGATAGCGAGCAACTCTATGAAGGTCAAGTAATTGGTTCTCAATGGGGTGAGGCTACTGGTGCTCCTGATGGATGGAGAGATGAACTGTCTGCAGTAGAATTCTACACACAGATATTCAAAACTTCAGTTCCATTAATGTCAGGTTCAATGATGGCTACTAGATACAGAGGGTATGCAAACGAATGGAAACGTATTTATGGGGAACATCTTAAATCTCATAAAATGGATCTAGAGAATGCATTCTTGTTTGGTTATGGTAAATATACCGATCAAGATACAAGAAACTCTTGGGGTATCGAGCCATTCATTAGAAACAATGGTGGTAAAAAATACCAATTAGGATACAGTGGTACAACTCATGGCAGCGGAAGCGGTTATGATGTGCGAGCTGGATTCCATTATGATGGTATTATTGACATCATGGATGACTACATGAATTGGGAAGGTGGAAATAGCGGTCAAAAGCTATGCCTAACTTCTCGTAAAGTTATAAATGCTCTACATAAAGTAGGTGCTGGTAACTTCGTTTCTAACTCTTTGAAACCAGAAGGCGTCGCTTCAGAAGCCTCAGGTGTATTCAGAGCTGGAATGGAAGTTAAAACATCTAGCTTTATGCCTATCGATATCACATCAATCTCTACATCATGGGGAGCTATGAATTTCGTAGCACATCCATTGTTTAGGAATGATATGGAAGATAAGGCAGTATGTGTTGATTTATCAAACGTATCGTTAAGACCATTAAGTGGAAACGGAGTATCTCGTGATACTTTCGTTGAAACTAATGTTCAAGACAATGACGTTGACGGCAGAAAAGACATGATTATAACAGAAGCTGGACTTGAGGTATTACTACCTGAGACTCACGCTGTTATTGACTTTGAAGCTGGTGCATAATCAATAGTTAAATAAATCTATGACGGGGGAGTTTTCGCTCCCCCTGATTAGAAAAGGAAAAAATGGCAACAATTAAATCAAGAGTATTACAAGTTTTAGGTGAGAATAACGCTACATACATCGACAATCTTACTTCTCCAGAGAATATATTTGAAGAAGGAGTTTGGGACATGGCTACTACGATTCCTCGTAGGATGCTTTTATTAAAGGCTACCGAACCTGTAGATCCAGAAGATATTCCAGCAGACCCAGGTGCGGGTGATTATTTAAATGTTCAAGGTAGTCCTATGGATGTTACTAATTCTTTAGTTCTATTAGTTATGAGAACTCAAACTGACTATACTATTGCAGATGGTGCTATGACAGCAGAAAACTATATAACAAGACCCTGTAAAGAAATCCCTTATGAAAGTTCATTTAAAGCAAAAGATGCAAGCAGCATATATTATGCAACAAGCTTAAGTCCTGTTTACTGGTTAGAGAATAACAGTCAGTTTCAAAGGCTAAATGTTGCTCCAAGCGCAACTGGAACTACTAATATTCAATATTTATGCCATCCAGTTACAGATAATAATGGTAGCGGGATACAAGTATTCCTATATAATAGAGAACAATGGTATCCAACTTCTTCAAGTGCTACTGCTTGGGCAGACGCAACAGGTTATGTTGTTGGAGATATTGTTTCTGAAGGTGGTAAAAACTATTACTGCATAGTTGCTCATACTTCAGACTTAGCAAGCGGAGATGCAGATGATGGTAAGCCAGGGGTAGGGACAAATGTCTGGAGAATTTGTTGGGACTTTAAAGAAAGTTTTGACGGAATTCCAGAGGAAGTTGAAGATTTATTTATCCAAAGAATAGCTATGAAAATATTAGAGCACAAATTAGCTACTCTCGCCACTCAAGACGAGGATAATGAGGTGTATGCATTAGTTAAAGACTTGCATGCAACTGTTGCTCAGAATTTAGGAAATATTATTAAAAATCTTCAGGATGAGAAGCAAGGAGAAAGAGAATGACACAAAAAGAAATGATAGAAATGGTTCAACAACATCATCCTGAATCAGGGGAAACTCTTATACGGAAAGCTTTGAATAGAGCTCAAGATGATTTTGGTGCAAGAACAAAAATGATAGAAGCTGTAGCAGATGACACTTTAGTTGCAGGTAAAAGATATTATGATTTAGACCCTTCTATGCTTGATATAAAAAGAGTAGAGGTGGATAACATTGCAATAAAAAGACTTCTTAACAAACCTATAGAAGGAGATATTACATAATGTCTACAGTAAGTAATGCAGATAAATATTATTGGTTTATAGACGGAGAAAGAATAGGTGTAGTTGAAACTAGGACAGAAGGTAGTGCTGATGCTAATACCGACCCACATTGGCAATCACCTACAACAACATCTGCTGGTAAGACTCTAAGGCTTCACTATACATCAAAGCCTACTCCTTTTACAACTGATTTAACTAAATCTTCTGAGTTACCTTCTCAATTTCATGAAGCATTAGTATTTAAAGTGCTTGGAGAATTATATAAATTGCCAGGAGATGGAATGAATTTACAAATGGCTCAATACTTTGACCAACAATACGGACTAGCCGTAAGAGAGGCTAAAAAATATAAAAGAACTCACCATACTCAAGGGGGTGTTATCACTCCTTATGATTTTTAGGAGATATAATGGGCTTTGTTAGGCAAACTATAAATAACGCTTCATCGTTTAATACTGGAGGTGAACTTGAAAATATAAGTAACCCTCAATTCAGTATTTGGACTAATATATCTGACCAAACTGGTTTCAGTTGGGATTTAGGTTTAGGTTGGACAGTAAGAATCGATAGCTCTACTAAATCCTTAACATACAATTATAACAAAACTCCTAGAGTAACCTTTACAACAGCTGGATACGAACCATTAACCTCTTCTTTATCATTAACAAACTTAGGTTCTTTGCCAGATCCAACCGCATACACAGACGGAACTGTTATTAGGTCTGGCGGAGCTTTATATGTAGCGGTTACTGAATAATGTCTAATGCATTTAAAAAGCTAGTACATGAAACTACAGCAAATAACATTGCTCAAAATGCCGCAACTGCAACTGACTTAAATACTGGCTCTGTTCTTTCTGTAGCAAAAGGCGGAACAGGTGCTACTGATAATACTTCATGGCTTAATTCTTTAGCTGGAAATAGTCACCTTGTAATGGCCACTAACAAGGCTATAAAATGTTATAAATCTGGCAATTTCGTTGGCTTTAAAAGAGCAGAACTTTCTGAAGGAGTAGACGGAAAGTTAGAGGCTATCCAAGATGGCATTTTAGCAGATGTAACTAATAACTTTAAAATTACATCAGACAGCGCTTCTTATACAGAATTAATATTAGACAATAGTAGCTCTTCTGGAGGAGGCAAACCTCAGCAAATTGCATTTAATTCGTATCTTGGTACTGGCTTTAAAATAGGCCATGATGTAGTTAATTCAGCGTTTTCTATAAATTTTGGCGCACCTGCCGATATAACCTCATCACCTATATTTAAATTAACTGCATCAGGAACTTTAACTCTCACAGAAGGGTTAAACATTGGTGGAGATATAACTCTTGGCGAAAAAATATCTTTTGGAAGCGGCACATCAATAGATTGTTCTACTGATGGATTGCTTATAGTTGAATCTACTGATAATATACAATTTAAATTAGATACTGCTTCAGGACATGATTCCTTTATTAGGCACGAAGAGTCTTCAACAACATGGTGGTCAACTGGAGTAAGAAATACAACAGGAACATATACATGGTCACAAGGAGTGGGATTAACTGCCTCTCCTATGATGACTCTTGATATTACTGGAGAATTAGAAGTAGAATCTAGAGTTATATGCTCTGACCTAAAGATTGTCGGTCCTTCAGTAGATGGACACCCTAAGATAAACTTTACAGAAGGTTCAACTGTTAGATGGACTATAGGAAATGATGGAGACGCAAGTGATGAATTTGTTATAGGTACTAACTCACTTGGAAATATAAATTCAGATAAGAAAGTGAGATTAAGTACTACTGGAGATCTAGTTATAGCTGGAAAGTTCGATATAGGGTCTATAGATGAGATTGGAAGTGATAGTGATAAATTCCTTATGTCTTCTTCTGGTCAAGTTAAATATGTTACAGGAGCTAATTTGCTAACATATATAGGAGGGCAAGCCTCAGGAAACTATATAACTGGAACTGGCTCATTATCTGCTCAAGACCTTACAGATATAGGTAATCTTTCTGGAACTAATACTGGTGACCAAGTACTACCTACAGACTTTGTTTCTGCTGCAAGTGGAGGTACTTTTGGTGGTAGCATAACTGCTACTAATTTAAGCGGAACTAATACTGGTGATGGAACTTACGGAATAGCAGATACTAATTATGTTAAAATTGACTCAGCCTCCGTAGCTGATGATGAGTATGCAAGATTCACAGCTAATGGATTAGAGAGCAGAAGTACTGGACAAGTAAGAGCAGATATAGGTGCAGGAACAAGCAATGTATCAGATCTAGAGGATTTAGGCAATGTTTCCTATTCAGCTGGACAGTTAGGCATTCTAGGTTTAACCACAATTGAATTTCATGAAGGTACTCAATTAATAGAAGCAGACACTCCTTCCTTTAAGATTGATTGCGCTGGAGATATAACATTATCTACTGATGGAGGGAATGTCTTAATAGACGATGGTACTAATAATATATTTGATTTTGATGCAGACAATGCAGCTTTTTATATACATAATACTGCTCAAACTGCATACGGAAAACTATATCTTAACGCAGATGACTTTATTATATCAACGGAGGGAGACACTACTAGAAATTTAGTATTTAAGTATGATGCTGGAGGCTTATTAGAATTTTGGGACGATACAGCTTTAAGATTTAGACATGACGGACCTTCTACTAAATTTAACCATGATGCAAATAATTACTTTGAAATTAATGTAGGTGCAGACGGAGCCACTACTTTATCAACATTAGATGGTGGTGTAGGCATAGACGGCAATTTAACTCTTAACCCTGATGGTGAATTAATAGTTGAGACAGCATCTGGAAAGACAGTTCATTCTAAATCTGCTGTAGGATTTACAAAGATATCTGAAGCAATTGGAGCTTCTAGTACGACTATAGATTTTAGAGATGGGAATAAAGCAGAATTAAGGATGGCAGGATTTGATAATACAGCTTTAGAGCTTAAGTTTCCTCCTTATTCTGGAAACTTTACATTAGTTGTAGAGCAATATCTTACTGGAAGTCTAACTCTTTCTTCTTGGAAGGCTTTAGATTCTACTGGTAATGATGCTAACAATGATGGAGGAACTGCAGGTGCAATTAGATGGGCAGGAGGTTCTGCACCAACATTATCAACGGCAGCTGGATCATTTGATATAGTTAGCTTTTATTGGGATGCAGAAAGAGAAATGGCTTTTGGAGTGCCAAGTTTAAATTTTAGTTAATATGAATACTATAGAAAAAGAAGAATGTGTGAAATTATTAGGAACTTCAGATGGAGTTACTATGGAAGATTATTTTAATCATATCCATATAGCTACACAAGTTCCTGTAGACAATATTAAGGAAGAATTTAAGTCCTATCACTCAGACGAAACAAATTGGAGTTTTTAGATGCCTCAAGCAGATATATCAGCAATTGATACAGGCTCTTTAGATGATGGATATCATATATTAGGAAGTGGCTCTCACGCTACTAATAGGGATGCAACAAATTCAACATCTGGAAGCACTAGTATAAATGCTGCGTATGTAGGTTTAGGTTCTGTAGCTTTTGGAACAGCTAATAAATTTAATTATAGAGGACATATGACATTTAATATTGGAGCTGCATCAATACCAGCTGGCTCTACTATAGATAGTGTCAATTTAAAAATAAGCACTCAATCAAATTCATCAGGGTTTTTAACTCATACTCATATGGGAACTATTTATATTGCAAAAGGAACTTGGACTGCATCATCAGGGTCTTCTACTTATAATGATTTTGATGGATGGCCTTCTAGTGGAGATTGGGAAGGCGTTGTTACTGAGTATGGAGAGTTTACATCTGCTGCAAGTACAGACTATGACATATCATTAAACTCAACAGCTGTAAGTGATGTAGAAGATGTAATAAGCTCTGGATACTTGAAATTAATGTTTCTGTATGATGGAGAATGGGATGAAGATTATACTTTAACTGGGACTGGTTTTGTTGTTTTTAATGGTGCAAAAATTATTACAATGGAAAATACAACTGCATCAAAAAGGCCAGTACTAGAAGTTGTTTATACATCTGGTGGAGTTACTTATAATGCAAATATATTTGGAGCAAACTTTTAATGTTAGATACCTTAAAAACTAGTGCAGTAGGAATAACTGGAAGCTCACTTTGTTGGACAGAGTGGGTTCCCCCATTGTTTAGTGCATTAGCAGCATTAGCAACTTTGATATACATGATAATAAAAATAATAAAGGAGAGGAATAAATGAGTTTCGTAAAAGACTTAATTGCAAACCATAAAGATGAACTAGTAGCTAAAATATTTGATGACGAGCTTCAAAAGAAGATTGTTACCAAGTTAAATGAAAATGTAAATATACCTATTATCTCTGAAAAAACAGAAGAAAAGATATTAAATGCTATCTATGACTCTGTTGAAGAGGTTGTTAAGAAGACTATTATTGATAAATTATAATGGTGGCTAAACTTATAGCAGGTAAACTGCTAAAGCTTGCAGCTAAAGGAATAGTTAGCGAAAAGCTTAAAATTAGAATAGTTTGTGGTCTAGGAGATATGCTTGTTAAAAGCACAAAAAACGAATTGGACGATAAAGTATGGAAAAAAGTAAAGTCACTCTTGTTAACAAAAATATAAAGTATACTGAAATGACTGTTTATAGCGATCTAGTAGTAAGGGAAGCTAAAACATGTTTAAGGTCTCTTGGAATAAAGAAGACTGATAGAGTATATAAAAGAAGACCTAGGAAATGTACCCGTTGCAAGGGGGGTGATATAATATCACTTGAAGTTCTTGGTGCTTATGAGAGCACCCTGTTTTGGGAATGCAATGAATGTGAACAGTTGTTTTGCAAGTTTACCCATAAAGAAACAGAGCAGCATTTACAAAAGGGGAAGAAATATTGGACCAATAGGAACGATTGGATTCCACCTTTAAAGGAGAATCTTAATTGAAGAAATATATTGTTACTCCTGATAAGCATTTCCCATTGCATGATAAGAAGTCTATATCATTGCTATGTAAAGCAATAATAGATATCAAGCCTGATGGGTACATCGACCTTGGAGATACTGGAGAATGGTCTAGTGTCTCTAGGTGGAAATGGAAGAATAAAACTAAACCTAATTTAGAATATTATCTTCCTGAAGTAATAACAGATGTAGACGATGTTAATAAAGGAATGGATATAATTGATGAAGCGTTAGATAAAGTCAATGTTAAAGAAAAGCACTTCATTCAAGGCAACCATGAACTATGGTTAGATTATTTTGTAGATAGTTATCCTTATTTACCTCAATATGAGTGCAAGGTAGCATTAAATCTTAAGGATAGGGGATACAAGTTCTATAGAGCAGGTTTTGATAGTTGTTTAAAAATAGGCGATTTAAACTTCTATCATGGGCATAATTATGGTGGAATGCATCATGCTAATGCTCATTGTAAGAATTTAAAAGAAAGTGTCATGTATGGACATTTTCACGATATACAGGTATTTACTGATAAATCAGGAAAAGGACCAATATCGGCATATAGCATAGGCTGTTTAAAAAGTATGTCTAGAGAAGATAACGAATTTATAGGCGGAAGACCCATGAATTGGAAGCAGGCATTTGCTATAGTGACATTTGATAAGAACGATCATTATGTTGAGATAGTTGAAATAAAAAATGGCAAGGCGATTATTAATGGAAATTTACTCGAAGGGTAAGGATGGATTTTTTAAGTATATTAGAGAATTATGGTATTCCCATATGTGTTGCAGTAGCTTTTGGATTTTTTATCTGGAAGCAAAACAAGTATATACAAGATGACCTTACTAAAGATTTACATAATAAGTTTAACAGATTAGAGGGAATTATTATTAAATTAATAGACCAGCAAAAGAAGATGCAGATAGAAAATAGAGGACTTAAATCTAGTTTTAAAACACTAGTAGAAGTTATAACTAAATTATTGAGGAAAGATAAGTAATGCCAAAACAAGTAAAAGAATTAAGAAACTTTATAGCGGGGACAGCCTCTTCCCCATCTTCTGTGGATATTCCAGATGAAGCAGCAATATACTCTAAAAATTTAGAAGCTATTGATGAAGAGGGTAAATTAAAGGGCTGTCAAGCAGAGGTAGCTAAAAAATATAAGGACATAAATTCAAGTTCTTATGTATATCAAGAAACTCTTAGTAGGCCAGAAGCAAATGCAAAATGGGAATTCTACATATCAGACAAGTTGGTTTACACAAAAACATTTACTAGTGATGAGATTCTTGATGATTGGAAATTTAAAGATGCCGTAAAAGCTTCTTATACAGCTATAAATTCTAGCTATCCAGAATTACAAAGCGCTGACATCGTAAACTTTAACGGAAGAGATGGAAATGGTATAAATAATGATATAGATTACCAGGCAACTGTTCTATGTCTCGCTGATCCAACAGACTTGTCATCTGGAATAAATAATAGTGTGGAAATTGTTTCTGTTCTGACTGGAGCAGATAGTGGTACTGTAGCAAATCTTGACAATGTCGAATCTATATTTGTAGGACAATATATTAAAGTTGATAGTGAGATTATGATTGTTCAAGAAATTATATCTGCATCTGATGGTTTGATAAAGGTATTAAGAGGTCAAGAGTCTTCAAGTGGAGATGGAACTCTTATAGATGGAGAAACGGAGCCTGGAACAACTCCTGATACACATCTTAACACAGCTGTAATATCGGCTCTTGGTAGTTATTATGCTCATATTATTATATGGCATCCTAATATAGATACTCCAGATTTCAAAATAGTCCATACCCCAGTATCTTCCTCTCAAATAAAATTTGTTATATTAGATGTAAGTGAATATTTACCTATTCATGCTAGGAACCTTATTTTAGCTAACAAAAAAACAGAAGGCTCAGATAAGACTATTACCAATGTAATATATTATGATATAGACACAACTATTGAGGAAGGGGAAGTCCCTCATAAAATGAAAGTTATAGAAGATTTTTATGGAGAACAAGGTAGTCCTTTAATAAAAGATTCAGCTAATGGTGATGTAATTGGTGAGCCTAATGCTGTATCTTTAGCTCAGGGTCCTAATGGAACATATATAGGTACGGGTAATACAGCTAATTCAAAATCAATGTGGCTAGGGGAGATACTTCAAAAAAGATTTGGAGATAAAGTAGATGGATATCATTTAGAAGAAGCTCAGCTTGAGGCATTAGATGAAGGACAAAGTCTTTTTAATCTTGACTTTATAGAAAACCCTGTTACTGCAACAGCGGCAGCAGGTACTCCTACAGGGATAGGGAGAACAGAAGATTTTATTATAGGAACATCTCCAGGCAAATATTTTAGTGTTATAATGAAGACAAATTCATCTGGACCAGCTAGTTCTAACGGAAAACAATATAAGACTAACTTAGTTGGCTATCAAATGAGCTCTATATCCTCATCTACAGCCGTTTTAACAAAGATGGCTAACACTACCCTACAAGCAAATGGTTCGGACGAATTAGAGCCATTTACGGACAATACATGGAACGGGACTCAAGATAATACCGCAACTGCATTAGATGGTCATGGAGACGGAGATACAATATATTGCTGGCAAGCAAGTCGAGCAGATGGAGATAAGCTTTATTTAGAAGCCTATAGGCACTTTGTTAATGATAGTGACCAAGTCACAAATTTAAACAGTCCTTTAAGAAGCTATTCATTGACTTATAATTTAGTAGTAACAGATGACATGAATCTAAACTTGTCAGCTGGAACAGAAATACCTAGACCTCCTAAATCAGGTTCATATATAAGCGATATATATGAAGTAGATGGATGGGTTTATTTACTATATTGGCACCCTTCAGGATTTACATTTGACGAAGAATGGCTATATTGCTTTGAAGCTACAGCAGGTTCTGGTCCATATCAAATGACAAATAATGAATTGCAAATAAATGTAAAGCCAATCACACCTCCAGCTATAAAAGTTAAAAACTGGGGAAATGATGTAAATGGAGCAGGTTATGATTGGTATATGCCTGCAGATGTGTTTAATGGAGGTGGACTATCTGCTGGAAATTGGATTGGACAATGTGGCTCAAGAGGTTGTTATGCTAATTATTTTTATTGGAGGAATTGCGATGCGCTAGGGTATGTTGCCGCTGCAACTAGTCCTGATAGCGGGCATGTATCTGAAGACAATGGACAGCTTACAGGGACTGGCTGGAAGTTAGCATATGCTGATTCAATAAGCACTTTATCCTCTTCAGAAGATAATAAATTCCCTGGGTATACAGCTGGAATAAATACAGCTGGAAACAGGCAAGGAGACCCTCATGTTGAGATGAATAATGGTTATTCTGGAAGATCGTTTGGTGCATCTTATGGATTTACAGAATATATTGTCACTCCTGCACAAAAGGGATTAACTAGACCATCATCATCTGATGATATAGGGGTTGTTACTCACTTAGAGGGAAAACAAGCTGTATCAGATTTAAACTTAGGTAAACATATTCATAAATGGTCTAGAAAATGGGGGTTATCTAGGTATAAAAGATACTCTACTTATAATCTTACTGAACCCGTAATAAAAGATTGGAACGAACATGTTATAATGACTGTAAATAAAGAATCTTTAGGAGTTAGGCAAAGATGTGTGCCAAATGGAGCTCAATATTTTAGACAATATTCAGAGGAATATACATATACTGATGACGAAGGTGGATTAGAAACAGGTACAAGAACACTAACCAATACCTTAAATACTGAAGACACTCATTTACTTTTTAATGGAACCAAGGCAAATACATGGGCTAATCAGGGTGGAACTTGGGCAGCAAGAGAAGGTGCTGGAACATCCCAAGACAATAGTGATGATAATATACTTAGCTGCAAAAACACTTTTAGGACTGGGTCTTATTACAACCTTAATGCATCATCAGCTGGAGGGGTTGATTATGCGCCTACAGATAGTATTCAAAAATCTTATAATACTCATATCTATAAGCTAGACCAAGCTACAAGTCCTCAATCTGGTCAATTAGATGGAACTGGCGCTGCAGCAGGGAATAATGAAACAGCTATATCTCCTATAGGGAAAGGTGATGTTGTTACTGTTAGTAAAAATCATGAACTTCAAGATTTTACATTTATAACTGCTAAAGATACGAACAGACCAATTACAGAGACATATTTAACAAGATGGAGCAAGAACCCTCATAGTTATAGTTCAAAAGCAGTAGATTATGAAATTTCTGGAAATATGAATGCTCCTAATAATATGAATCCACTGCAATTAGAAGGTTTTGGTTCGGCAATAATGACTGATATTAAATTAAACACAGACGATGTTAAGATTAATTTATCTCCTCGAACAGGGGACTATGTTGCAGGATTTTTAAAATTTGACAAAAGTTCAGGAGACTTTCTTACATCTACTGGCGACGGTACACATGCTTCAACTCTAAGTCCTTATTTTTGGCAATATCCAGATAGTGAGTTAGACTTTGGTATGGATATAGCGTATACTGATACTGCAGCTGATGAGCCTTCAGCAAATTTTAAAAATGGCACAACATATTATTGGAAATTATCAATGTTATATGACGGGTTCCAGGAAGGACCTTTAACTACTTTTGAATTTACTAAGACAGTATCAGGCGATCATTACAATAGAGCCACTTTAACTCTTAGAATAGCAGACCCTCCAAAAAGAGTTACTCATATCATAGCTTATAGAAAAAATGCTGCGGAACAATTTTATAGATTTGTAGCAGAAGTTCCGCTAACTCATGGATGGGTATATAATTCATCAAAAGACCAATGGAAAACAATAGTTGTAGATGAAGGTAAGCAGAAAGCAACTTACTCTGCTATTACTGGTATGCCAGAAAACATTTCTCAAACAAATGTGAATTACAGGCTTTCCACTGTAGCACAAGGTCATTTAATAGTTGCTGATTGCTATCACCCAGAAATAAAGCAAGGGCAAAACTTTATATTTAAATCAAAGCCAACTCAATACTCTAATTTTGAATGGACTAGGGATTATTGCGTAATGCCTTCAAAACCGACTCATATAGCATGGTGGGCAGGGAAACTATATGTCTTTGATTTATCAAATATATATAGAGTAAACATTCAATCGCTTACATTAGAGGATACTTTTGAAGGTATTGGTTGTATTGGACCAGACTCTGCTATAATAACTGATGTAGGAATGTTCTTTTGTGATTATCAAGGAATGTATTGGCACAATGGTTCAAGAGCTGAGAATATAAGTAGAGATATATTGCTTTCTTCTTTTGCAGGCGATGATGACCAATTAATTGAAGCTAATTCTCTTACAGATAAAAGCTATCAATACCATAATTGGCAGCATATTAACCACAATAGAGATCCTCAAGTTTTATATGATGGCAAGACACAAAGTGTGTACTTTTGCTTTGAAGATAAGCATGATGACGGAACATTGTTCTCAGGAGCTTGGGTTTATAGCACTACGCGTAAGAGATGGGATATGAGAGAAATGCCTACTCCTATAGGAAAGTTAACTGGAAATAGAAATGATATATATGTATCTAATACAGATTATTTATATCAAATATCTACTAGTAAAAATTCAAGAAAACCTTGGTCTTATCATTCTAAGTCTTACGATATGAATGTATCTTCTCAAGATAAAACATTCGTAAGCTTCAAGATAATGTGCAATACAAATGAAGAGGCTCAAGATTTAGCTGATGGTGGAATTGGTAATTGGAGCCTATATGTAGATAATGTTAAAATAGAATCTCAATACGAATTGATAGAAGTAGATGACAGTACTGTTAAAATAAAAATATCTGGACCAAATAAACGCGGTAAGAAGTTTAGGTTTGAATTTGTTAATTTTGATGTAGAGGTAGATAGTGTCGCAATAGTTTACAGAACAGGAACAGTTAAGTAATGTCAAGAGATGCTAGGTATAGAGAAAATATAGGTGCATCTTTTCTTGCCTCTGTTAAACTAACAGATATCAAAGATGCTGAAAGGTCTATCAATGATATGCTTTCAGTATTAGATAGAGTAAACACTAAATCTCACAACTCTCCATCACTTCCAACAGAAGGTCTAGATGGGGAGGTTCGTTTATTTCAAGATACTGCAAAAGACGGGACTATAGGTTATTTTTTAGAGGGAAAATTTGGAGAAAATTGGGCAGTTCAAAGACTAGCCTTATCTAATATAAATACCGAAACAGGTTCAGCTGCTTCTTCTAGTACAGAATCTTATGGTAATGAAACTTTTGACCTCTCTAATCCAGATGCATTAATGCAAACAGTTGTTACTTATGAAAATTTAGTAGCGAATGGAGATGTAGGTGAATTTAGTGGACAAGTTGCAGATGGGACACATACTCACAGTCACCTTACATTAGACGATAAAGGAACAAACACTCATGACCAGATAGACACCCATATATCAGATGTAAGTATTCACGCAGAGCCAAATATTGCAGGAATAACGGAAGCTAGGGTAAAGGCTACAGGAACAGCTGGAGCTGGAATAGCAGGAACTTATTCTAGGTCTGACCACGAACATATATTAGACCAATCAGTTGCATATACATTTACAAATCAAATAACAGTAGATTTTAATAGTGACGCTGTTAATAGTCTTAGGGCTTATAACAGCTCAGCAACCAAATATGCATTATATGTTCAAGGAAGGACTCACTTGAATGGAGATACAAAAGTAAGTGGAGACCTTGAAGTAGACTTTGCATCTTCAATAGGAGGAAATGCGTCTGTAGGAGACAATTTAACAGTAACAGACGATCTAACTGTTGGAGAAAGTGTTATACTAAATAATGATTCAGGGACAACTACAATAGGTGGAAACACCACAATATCTGGTACCGCTGATATAAATAACCTGACAACAATAAAGAAAACTTTAGGTGTAGGAGAATCTCAGTTAACATTAAAACACGATGATACTTATAAAGCTACTTTTTCAGTTGATAGTGGTGGAAATACTGAGTTTGCTGCTAAAGGAAATATAATTTTTAAACCCAATGACGGAGCCGTAGGGTCTATTTTACCACAGGCAACCAGCACCGTTAATTTAGGTTCGCTTCTTAAAAGATTTAAAACAATGTATGTAGACGAGTTATATGCAGAAACTTTTGTATCTCAAGAAGTTCTAGCTACTACAGGTGGTAGGATTATGGTTGCTCCAACTACTGAATTAATTACTGATATTAATGATTCCGTGACAACAATTACAGTTAAACACAATAACCTTACTAATGGAGATTTTATACTATTAAGGTCTTCATCTGTTGCTACTAGTAGTGGTTTACCTATTCAAATGGAAGTTATGACAGTTACTTCATCTTATACAGAAAATGGAGATAACTATGATTATACTGTTACTAGGAATACAGATGCTACAGGAGCTAACGAATGGATTAAAGGTGATGCAGTTGTAAATATAGGGCATGATTTAGGCGATGGATGGATAGAATTAACTGCAACAAGAACATTAACAGAAGATATAGGTCCATCTATATCAATGTATTCAAGAACAACTGGAGCTCAGTCTTGGAATAGTGCTAAAATTGTAGCTCAAGTAGGGGATTTGAATGGTTTTGCAGATATCTCAACTAAAAAGTTTGGAGCTGCTTTTGGAGCTAATATTCAAAATTCAATTATAGATGGCAGCAATCCGTTCTCAGGGTTACTTGTGGAAGGCGATAATGGCGTCCGATTAATAAACACAGATTTAAAGATATATGAAGGTGCTAATTTAAATATATTTGCAGGAAAAGATAGTGAGGGATTTGATGTTCTTGCAGTAGGAAATAGTTTATCTAGCTCAGCATCAAGCGCTGGAGAACCTGATAACTGGACCAATGCAAAGCTTTTATTCAAAAAAGCTTCTTCTAGTGGCTCATATACTTTAACTATAGATGGAGCTGTAAATGTCACTAGCCCTAATGATTGGCCATTTTGGAATGATGATGCTGATTTTTATTCATCAATAGACCATTTTCAAGCTAATACTGCAAATCCAGGTAGTGATGGATTTTATATTACAAATCAATGGTTAGGATTTTATGATGGAGATGGCTCAAGTCATACTTGGCCAATTAAGATAGGAAGCGATGGATCTAATCAATATGCTTACATAGGTGCTTCTGATGAAAGTAGCTATCTTAAGTATAGTAGTTCAGAAGGATTAGAGATTAAAGGTACTGTAGAGATTTTAGGAGAACAAACAACTTGGATGTTGTTTTATACTGAAGGAGATAGCTCTTTAGTATATCCAAACTCTTATGATGAGCTTCAGTCAACTACTACTGCATCTTATGATGCAGATGGAGGTGATTGGAAATATGCAGAGACACCTGTATATGCTAATTTTAAAGCTAATAGAGCTCAGATAACTGTACATTTATCAGATATAGAAGGAACTGGCAATAAGCTTACTTGGAATGACATAGTATTGGATGACAATATAAGTTCAGCAGGAGGCTCAATACAAGTAAAAACATATGTTGTAGAAACTCCAGTTGCAGGTGTTACTTCGACATGGAATGTAGGCACTGGTCCAGGTACATGGAGTATACCTAATTTTCCCGCTGTTTCGCATATAACAGGCGGAAATAGATTAAGATTAATTAGAAACAATAACTCTGACGCAGATGGAAATAAAATAACCTTTGTGCAATGTAGGGTAGATATATCTGAAATGTTTGAACATTCTAATCTTGGGGACTTAACTAACGATATATCAGTTACTCAGGGAAATATTATTTTAGGTAATTACGCAGGAAATTCTCTCCAAACATTTGGTAAAGACTCATATACAGACGACACATCAGGAATATGGCTAGGAATGATTGATGTAAATCAAGCAGGTGTATATATTGGTGATACAACTAACCACCTTAAGTATGATGGTACTAATATGTCAATCAAGACTGGTAATAGTGGACTTGATTGGGATGGTTCAAGCCTTACTATAGGAGACTATTCTGGGGGAACTGGAATTAAATATAATTCAAGTACTGGTTCTTTAGATGTAAAGGGAGGGCAGTTAACTTCTACAAATATAGGAGCTGCGGTATTAGAAGCTGGAAAATGTTTAGCAAACCCTGCAGCAGGCTTTGGGGGGACACCTAGAACAGTTCCTTTTGTTTTAATGGCGTCAGGCTGGGATTCAAGCACTGATTTCCCAACTTATCATGACCCATCATCAATTTTTGCGCCAGGTTCTTCTTTGCATTTTGAAGATGTTGCAGTTGGAGCTGTATGCCATGTATGGTCTAACTGGAGGGCTGGTGGTGGTGTTATGAATATTCCTGAAGGAGTTAGTCCAGAAGTAAGTTATGACGGTGGCTCTACTTGGTCTGGTAGCCTAGTTTATAACGATGGAGGAGCCGCATTGTCTCCGTATATGATATTTTCGGGGACGAACCTGAACACTTATTATCAAATAAATCAAAACTTTACATTTTTTGTTGGGCACGATATATTTGGAACTGATAACTTACATACAACAGGCCCTCATGCACATACTCTGCAAATTAGATGGAATACGGATGCAACTTCAGGTTGGGGGAGTCAGGTATTCTCACAAACTTCAGCAATTATATACAATATGGCGTAATGGGATTTAGTGATACATTAGAAGCAAATGTTCTTTCAGCTATACAAGCTCAAGATGCTAGTATATCCTCACTTACTGATGATGATAAGGCTAAAATACATAGTGAATGGGGAAAGTCTGCTTGGAGAGAAGGGTGTATTTATGCAAAAGCAGAAGACCCAACTAAGGTTGATGAAGGAGATATAGTTGCAAAGGCTATAGACCCAGTAGAAACGAGTGCTTATTGGGGAATGAATCATTTTAAACCTGAAATGAGAAACTCTCTTTTAAACGGGAGCTCTTTATTTCCTTATTATGGAATGATGACAAAGCTAGACGGAACAACTGCAAGTGAATCTAGGATAATAGTAATCACTACAAATAAAATATTTCGTTTTGACACTGCAAATACTATATATTTCAACAGTGTAAAGGATAATATTAAAGATTGGATAGCTGCAGACTACTTTACTCATCACGGAGATTCGACAAATAGCACGAATGCTACAACTACTGCAGAGGCCAACTATGATAATGATACAGACTAAATAGGAGACAAATATGTCAAAATTGGAAGAGAAACTAAATGAACTAAAAGAACAACAAGAACAAGCTAAAGTTCTATTTATGAAGCTTCAAGGAGCAATCGAGCTTACTGAAGGAATGATTATGGATGAAAAAAATAGCACAAAAGAAGAAAAACCTGTTGTAAAAGACAAGAAGTAGATATTATATTACAATGGTGTAGTATAGCTACATAATTTAAAATACGGGGGTATTACATATATGGGATGGTTCTCAGCACCAGATCCAATAGATCCAAATAAAGTCTATGACATGATGACCTCTGATTATATGGGGGAATTAGACCAAATGGCCGCTGGCCTAATGGACCCTAATTCTTCGTATAATCAAGGAGTTTTGCAACAAGCACTACAGTCTACAGAAGATAGCGCATATACTCAAAATAGAATTAATAGAATGAATATGGCTGCTACAGGTATGGGCAATCAAAGTGGTATAATGCAAGGCATGAACAATCAAAATGTAGGCAATATAACAGGAATGGCCTATCAAAACTGGCTTAAACAAGCTGGAATGAATACCCAACAAGCTATAGGAATTAAACAGGGCAATATGTCAGCTGATATGACAGCAAGAGATGCTATGGCTTCTGCATATGGACAGAATATTACCAATAAAAACAATTATAACTCAGCAATGGCAGGCAATGTTATGAATTTAGCAACTACTGCTATGACTATGTGTGATGCTAAGATGAAAGAGAATATAAAGAAAAAAGGCAATATAAAGTTAAAAAATGGTAAAAAAACTGGTATATATGAGTTTAATTATAAAGGTAGAAAGAAGAAACATGTTAATGTAATGGCTCAAGAAGTTAGAAAGCATCTTCCTGAAGCCGTAGTTAAAGGAAAAAATGGTTTACTATATGTAGATTGGAATAAGATGGTGTAATGGATAATAATGAATTCGCTCTCCAGCTACAAAATAATGCATTAATAGATAAAACATATGTTCATCAAAACTTAGTTAATTTTGATAAACTTGATTATCAGGATGTAGATGCTTCTGAAATTTTGAAAATTACTCAGGCATTAAGCGATGATAACACTATAGATAGTAACCAGAAAATAGATAACTTAATAAATGATAGTAAAAATGAGGTAGAAACAAGTAGTAAGATAATGATGAACAATATATCATATAACCCTGTAGACATTAATGCTCAAGGATTTCAGTTTGACCAAACTAATCCTGACCATGTTGGGTCTATGCAAGCACATTTAGCGCAAACTATAAATCCTCAAACTAATTTACCATACTATATGAATAAGGCGGGAACACAAGCTGGAGCAGTTGATTTAAAATGGGGTGGAGGTAGTCAGAAAGGGTATGAGGCATACCAAGCATCATTAGGAACAAATGTTGGAAATGTTAATACAACTCCTCAAAATGACAGCGTTGACAAGAACGCTCAACTAGATATAAATGAATCAGAAAAAGAATTGATTAATACAGGCGGAACTTCTGGAACCTCTGGAGATGATACAGGGATAGTAAACGATGCATTTGCAAATCAAAGTGGGGCAATCGAGACCGACGATGAGACTAGTGCATCAGATACCAAAGAAAAAGTTCCAGAATGGAAAAAAGCACTACGAGAATATGAGTGGGAAAGTCCTACTTATGGTAGTTGGAAATAAAAATAAAAAGGAGAAGAAAAAATGGCAAAGCCAGACGATTATTATTGGTTTGACCCAAGAGCATATTCAGGTTATATAGCAGGAGAAGAAGGACTTTTTCCTGATGCTTGGACAGGGGGTACACCAACAAAAGAAGCAGTAACAAATCCTGTAACAAATACATACGATAGATTGGCTAGTACAGGTAGTGATATATTAGATTACAGTCAATACTTAATACCAGGATATGGTCCTCTAAAAGGAGCATATGATGCCTATAATTACTTTACGGGAGATGATGCAGAACAAACTGCTCCTGGTGGCGGCAGTGGTGATCCATTTTTTGGGGGTTTTGATGTAGATAAATATACTCCTAGTCCAATGGCGCAAGAAAGAAATGCGACAAGAAGGCAAGGAGCAGGAATGAATTACTTTAGAAAAAATCTTGACCCTTCTAATACAGAACAAGTTAAAGCTCTACAGAGTTTTTTAGGAATAGAGGCAGACGGTAAGTTTGGTCCTCAAACTGAAAAAGCTTGGAGACTAGCTGTTGAGCAAGACCAAGCTGGAGCAAATAGGGACCCAGGCCAGACCTTTATGGGTTTTGATAGAGACCCTGATTATGGAAAGCCAAAAGGGGATGCTATAAAATATGATAAAAATCCAGAAATGCTAAACCAAAGAATGGCAGATTCTAAAACTAAAATCGGTGGTTTACTTAAAAAAGGATGGCATGACTTAGACAAAGGACTATTTAAAGGGAAACTTCCTGGAGGATATGATCCAGAGTCTGCTGAATTAACAGCTTCAGAGTATTATAAATAAATATGCCTAACTTCGGAACATATCAAGGACATCAAGTATTAACTGATGCGATGAACAATTCGTTGAATCGTGTTGTTGATGTTTGGAATAAAAAGCAAGACCAAAAAAATTGGGAAAGAGAGTTTAAAGAAAAGCAAGAAAATGACTCAATTTTAAGGCAAGCTAAGCAAGCTGAATTTGAAAAGATTCAAAGGACTAATAATCTAAATAAAAAGCGTGATGCTGTGCTAAGAAGCGTTTATGGCGACATTAATACTTCTTCTCCTTTTAGTATGGGGCCAGACGGGAATATATTAGTAGCAGATAACGCAAATGAGATATTAAAAGACTGGGAAGGTAAGAGTAATTATGGAACCATAATGAATCTTGCCGCTGGTCTTGATGGCGATGAATATGGTGGAGTTCAGCTTACAATGGATGATATTGCTACAATCTCTTCGCAAACAGAAGACTATGCAAAACATCAGTTAAATAATATTCAAAAAATGTTCGTAGGTATGGATGCCGATGAGGTTACAGCCTTTTTTGATAGGCACGAAGGATTAGAAAACGCATTTAGAAGATATAATATTGATATTGGTAATACATTGCCAGAAGATGAGGATATTGGAGACGCTATTAAGGATATTGGTTCTGTAAGTAGTGATGTAGATGACGCATTTTCAATTCCTTCAGGATACAGTTCTGGAGAGTGGTCTGATGTTCATGCTGATAGAGATGAGTGGGGCGGAGGTATTGAGTTTAAAGGATATACTACCGCTCCTTCAGGAGATGATGTAGATGACTATAATCTTATAATGGCAGCAGCTAAAGCAAGTAAAGATGGCGAGTCTGGAGATTGGGCAGGAGACTACTCTGATACTATGTGGATTCAGCAATCTGGTCCAGACAGTTGGACTATTACTGAAAACGACGGAGATGTTGGAATGGGCTTTGCTGACGATACTTATGAGATAATCCTTAAAGGAAAAGGTAAGGATAGAAAAGTATATATTAATTTTGATGGAACAGAAAAACTACTATCCAGTATGGAAAGCTGGGATTGGGAATAGGAGAATAATATGCCTTTAATGCAAAATATGGGAATGGGTGCAATGAATACCCCTGTAACTCCAGAAGAAAGAATGAGAAAAAATGAGCGAAAAAGAGTTTCTCATTATATTAGGATGTATCAAGCTAATCCTAAAACTTTTAATAAAGGCATGGTAAATCAACTAGAAAGCCTTGCTTTGCAATACCAGATCCCATTTAAAAGAGTTGTGCCTACTGCAGGTTTTGGAGAACACGCACTTGCTGGTGGAGTAGGTTTATTAGATTCTATAGCATTTGATTTGATTCCCGATTCTTGGTATTCAGACGAGAGTACTAGAACTACTGCTAATGCAGCTAAAATTACTGGTGCTGTAGCACAGGTTGTTGGGGCTGTTGTAGCGACTGCCTTAACAGGTGGTGCTGCTGCTCCTACTGTTGGTGCTGCTTTAGGTAATGTTGGAAAAGCTGGTGCAGGAATAGGCACTGCTATAAGAGGCGCACAAGGATTAGGTAAAATATCTGCTGGAGCAAAAGCTTTAGGGGGTACTGGACTTGCAGCTGCTAAAGTAGTTCCTACTGCTTTATCAAAACTACCTCTTGGAAGATTAACAACTGGCTCAATTGAAGCTGGTAAAAGAGCTCTTACACCTTATGGTGCTGGCCAAGGATGGAAATGGGCTACAGATAGAGCTGCTAAATTAGGCAGAACAGGGGAAGGCGGTACTGCAAATGTATTATGGCAGGCTAGAAAAGCAATTAAAGAAGGCGGTAATTTAGAAGCTGTAGTTAAAGGTGCTAATTTGAGTCCAGCTCAAATAGCTACATTAACAAGTCAAATTACAAGAAAACATACAGGCAAAACAGGTAATGAATTAATCAGACAATTAACAACTGGAGCTAGAGCCACAGATAAAGTAGCAGGTGTTTCTGCTACAGACTTAAGGTCTATAGTAAATCAGATAGACCTTAGAGGTAATCCTTACATTACTGCTAAAAGGATACAAAAACTTGCTTCAGATAGTAAAGTGTCATTAACAACAGACCAGGCTGAAAAAATCGTAGCATCATTAGCTCAAAAAGGTGCTACTAGAATTAAGGATGCAATACCACACTTAGTTAGTATGGGAGGAACTCCATCTGCCGCAGGAGTAACAAGCGGTGCTGGGGGACTAAGAAGCTTGGCTAATATGGATACAGCCTTTGCTCTAGGAGGAGCAGGGTTAGCAGGGAGTACTTTAAGCGGTATGAGAACTCCTAGTAGGGAAGAGTTAGAGAACGCAGAAGATCCTTACGATCCATACAATCAGTTTAGTCAGACTAATATGGGGTAATAAATGAATCCACTAGATAAGCTGGATAGTTTAGTCCAGTTTAAGCCTTTCTACGATAGGGCGCAAACAGAGAGAATGTTAAAGGCTTACTTAGCTAAGCCTCATTTATTTAGAAGCGAATCTGTTGCTGCTATAAAAAATCATGCCGTTCATTATAAGTTAGAAATCCCTGATGTACCTACTACTAATGAAAGAGTTGGTAGTCCTAAAGATAGAAACTTTAACCTATTAAGAGCTATAAGAGGTGTTGGTGAAGGTTTTATATCTGGTTTTTCTACATTTCAAGTAGGAGAGCCTTCTCAAAATCCATATGAAAGAATAGCAAGGTCTGTTGGAGAATTGGCAGGTTTTGTTGGCTATGTTCCAACTTTGCCTGGAAAATTATTACGCTCTCAGTCTCTAGTTGATGCCGCTAAAGCATTGAGAGGAAAATCTGTACCTATGGTAGTTGCTAGAAAAGCTACTGAAAAAGTGTCTCCAATTATAGCTCAAACATTAGGAAAAGCTACAGGTGCTAAAAATAAAGCATTTAAAGATGCTGCTACATTTTTAACTGGAGATAAAGTTGGTCATGTAGCCGAAGGAGCTTTTCATCTTGGTATAGCAAGTGGAGTTGGCGCTTGGCAGTACGGTGCTAAAGCCATGATTGATGGAGCTTTACATGGAGCTCTTACTGGTGGTGTATTTAGAGGTGTGGCAAACTTAATTAATCGTGGTGGTATCCCTAGTATAGACCCTAAAACTGGTAAAAAAGTTCTTAATGTTACTCAACAAGAAGACCAATATTTAAGAATGGGAGCTATGTCAGTATATGAAGGCTTAGCTTCTAAAATGAGAGGAGAAACTACTCCTGAACAAGTATATTCTTGGTTGTTAGGTGCCTATTTCGGTGCTCATGAAACTACTGCTGGTCAAATGGCAGCTATGAAGCATGTGCAAAAAACTGAGAAGCAAGCCAAGACTAATGCTAAGGCTTTAAAGAGGCTAGATGAAGATGGTAATCCTTATAATTGGGACCAAGCAGTATACGACCCTAGACTTGTTAAAGGCTGGGACAAGCTACCCGAAGATGTTCAAAAATCTGTATTAGAAAATATAACTCTAAGACATGGTACTCATAGTGCTCAGGCTCGTATGTCAGCAGAAGTGCTAGATAAAGCAGGACTTGAGAAGCTTATTGATAGAGATATAGTTATAAATGAGGTTACTAAAGGAGTTGAAAGAGCTCAAGTTGAACAGAAGGCTGCCAAACTTGGCGAAAAACTAGAAGCAGTTGAAGGGATCACTCCTGCATTAATGACTCAAAACCCTGAAAAAGTATTTTTAATTGACTCTAATGCGCCTGCAAGTCTTAGGAATAAAGATAATGCTATTGTTATTCCCATTAATCTAAAAGATGAAAATCTTGCTCTTAATAGAAAAAGGCTAAAAGAGGAAGTCTTTGATAAGATAGGAGACGATAAACAAATCGTTGTTCTTAGAAAAGGAGTTGGGAATGCTTTAAAGAAAGATGCTCCAAAAACATATGAATACCTTAATAATAAACTATACGAATTAACAGATGTAAGGGAAAGAGCTAAAGCAGAGTTAAAAGATGAGAAAATTGAAGATGAAGTGATAGATGACTCTACATCTTCTGATGTTGGTGCTACTCCTGATATGGTTATACAGAAAAAATCAGAATTCTTTATTAATAAGTACTTAGATAAAATATATCCAGAAGGAGCTACTCCTGAGACTATTGCTAGTATAAAAGGTAATGCAAAGAAAGAAATGGCAGGTATATTAGAAAAGCATTATAATAAGTATAATGGTAAGCATATTGATGATACAGCCTTTATAGAAGATATACAAAAAGCTTTTCCAGAGCAACCTAGTTTTGATGCAGCTGCTAGAGGGGAATTAAGGCAAATGTTAATGAGACGAAATATGCAGCGTCAAGTTCCTCATGCTACCTTTAACTTCTATACAACACCTGATGGTAAAATGGTTAACGGCACTCTTGAAATGATGCCATCAGATAGACCAACTACTAATGCAGGAAATTCTAAGCTTCAAGGTGATTCTGTAAAAGCTATAGAAATGGTATACGAAGAACTTATCAGATCTACTGGAAAAGAGCCTTCTGAAAGAGCTTATATAGTATTAGACCATGTTACAGCTGTTGATAAAAACGGAAAGTTTCATGATATTAAATTGAAAAATCTAGCAGATAAAAACAATTTTTGGGGTGATGCAAAATGGAAAAAGAATGGAGCAAATCAAGCTGCCAATAGATTGATTCAGCAAATAATTCATCAAGCCTCTCAAAAAGGTTATTACTATGCTGGAGGCAAGGGAACTGATGGTAAAATGTATTTCTTTAAGCATCATCAAGAATTAGGCAAAATAAAAGACATTTATGCAAAAGGTAGGGAGATAGCTGGGTACCTTGAAAAGAATGGCTTAAAACACCATCAAGCGCTTAAAAAAGCATGGGTTAATGGAAAAGGTAGACTGCTAACTAAGGATTCTTTTGATGAAGCTATAATTTCTAACCTATTATGGGAAAGAGAGATAAGTGGATTAAAGAGCAGATTTACATTAGAAGAGTATGCTAAATATATAGGTGAAAGAAGTAAAGTTGTTAATATAAAAACTAAAAAAGGAGAGCTTCTTAATACTCAAATACCTGATGCTAAAGGGTTTAATAAAAGAAATCAAATATTGATGACAGATGGCTTTGCTTTAGATTCTAAAAAGTTTAAAGAAGTTCATGAAGATGGTTATAAAGGAAATAAAGTTACTTTTTCTTTATTTAAAGAAGCTGATTCTTTTGTAGACCAAAAAAAGCTTACAAAAAGAGATAAGGCTACTCTATATGCAGAGTCTACTGATGGGGCTATTTTGGCAGAAGAAAGGTTTGTTGATGCATTAAACGAATCATTTGGACTGCCTAAGTCTGGTCAAAATAAGTCCTTTATTGTGTCTGGGAACAAAAACGATGGAATGTTTTTAGGTAAATTTATGTTCCATAAAGCTAGCCCAGAAGCTTCAAAATGGATGAGAGACAATAAAAGGCAGTTATTAATTCCAGTAAGCGCTGCTAAAGAATTTGGAACTAGAGTTCCTGGAGTTTTAGATGTAGACGCTACTCAAGGAGCTGCTTTTAGTGGTAAGAAATATACTATGGAATTATCCGACATTAAGGGCTCTTTATCTGAAAAGCAGACCGATCATATGCTTCAGGCTCAAATGATTCCAAAGCAATTGTTATCTAATTTAGTACCATCTTCTTATAAACCTATAGATAGAAAGCTTATTGAGGAATTTATAGATAAATATATTGGGACTAACTATCAAGGTGAGGCTCTGTGGAACGGTAAATTATATGATGCTTTGAAAAGAGAAAGCTTGACAGAAGCTGAGCAACTAGATATAGTTAAGAATATGGATAAATTTGGGTTAGTTGAAATTACTGAAGCTATTAGAAATGTTGACCATCCAGAGCTTGTTTCTAAATTATATCAACAAATATTAAAGGTTAACTCAGATAATCTTCTCTCTGATTTTAATAGCGGTAATATAGATAAAGTAGAATTTCAAGAAGCTATAGCTAAAGCTAAAACAGTTCAATCCTCTATTTCTCGTCTTATGGAAATATATCCAGATGTATCTATATTTCTTCATAAAAATATTAGAGATTATATGAGACAAGCTATGAGGAATTATTTTGTTAATCAAGTTACTAGGCCTAAGTATCAGACGTCTGTTTCTGCTAGAATGAGAGGTTTAGACCCTTGGCTTGCAGTTAAAGATAGTATTAAAGATATGAACCTATCTTTAGATGATCGGGTAGATGGAATGACTGCTCGTCAATATTTAAAGAAAAAATATGGTGTAACTAATCCAGATGAATTAATCTTCTTAGATGAGTCTTATAGAAAGGTTAAATATGATGTTCGTGACTTAATATCAACTAAAAAAGCTACTATGGAATTAGGAGAGCTTTGGGATGTCTATAATAGCACTCCTGAAAAAAGAGCCAGGTACCCTAAAGTTACTGAATTTTTTAAAACTATAAGCATGAGAACACCTATGGATTCAATCTCTGGAGCACATCAATTAACCTTTGCTGGCTTCACAGGTATAGAGGGGCATGGTGCAGTTCTTCATCCTAGGGCTATGAAAGCTTTAGGTGGTGCAGATTTGGATGGAGATAAAACAACTATATTATTTGGATTAGAGAAAAAGTTTAGAGATATGTACCATAGAAATAAAAAAGAATATGAAGCTACTGATAAGGATGGAAAGGGTACTGGCAGAATGAAAGACAATAAGTCAGAAGAAATTACTGCTACAGGTAAAAGAATTTTATTACAGCATTTAAATCCTAAGAATAAACATGAAGCTGAAGTTATAGCTAAGATTAAAAAGGGTAAAGCTACATATCAAGACTTATTAACCACTACTAATGATGGTGAAGGCGGCATTATGGAGCTAAAACAATCATTAATATCAAGATATGACCCTCAATCAAGATATATGATGGGAGAGGGAGCTGCTAAAGGTAGGGATCAACTTGGCCCAGCTGTAATAAATAAGCAAATTTTACAAGCATTTCATGAGGCTTCTCAACATAATCCAGTTCAGAGATATATTAATAAGAAGGGACAAATTATAACAGAGGCAAAATGGGAGACTTTAAGCGATAGTATTAAAAAGAATTGGACTCCTGACTATAGAGAAGCTATTACTTTTAGTACTGGTAAAGGTAAAAAGAAAAGGTCTCACACAATATATATAGAACCTAGAACATCTGAGGCAGAATTAAAATACGCTAGAGAACTTGGAAGAGCTCATATTGCTTTTGGTTCTGACCCATTAGATGAAATAGGCCTTTCAGGTGCTAAGTCTTTTTTTGATACTGCATGGCATTCTTATTTTAAAATAGATTGGAATGGGAATGAAGGTGTTAGGAGTCAATTTAGTCCTACATTTAAAGCAAAGCAGGGACTATATAATGTTTTTAAAGATTTTAACAATGCATATTTTAGTAAAAATTGGGATGAGGGTAGAAGGTATTATTTTGATGAGATGCAAGAGAAATCGCTACCTATTCATAGTTTAACTCCAAATCAAAGAAAGTTAATGCTTCCCAAGATGGTTGAAATGCTTGAGCCTATAAACTATGCAGATGATATGCTTAGAAGAGTAGAAAGAGAGCCTTTACAGGATAGATATGACCTTTATGATAAAGGAGATGCAGTAGAGCTTATGAGGCTTAATGAGTCGATTGATGTTCCTGGTGGGCTTTTAGGTAGAAAATCTTTCAGGTCTGTTTATAATCCTATAATAGGGCAAGCTATTGAAGCAAAACTTTGGGATCACGACGTTAGAGTTGAAATGGTTCACAATAAATCTCTGTATAAGGACTTTTTTGAAAAATTACCTGTTAAGGATAGTAATTACTTTAAAAGTGAAAACTTTTGGAAGTACTCGTTACCTGGGCAACATACTAAATTATTTAAAAATGCTGGTGAATTAAGTGCTGCTATTACAAGGTCTAAAAAGTTTAGACAAAAGAATATAGATAAAATTTATAAACAGGCTTCTGACTTCATGCAAAACGATGCAATGGATAGAGTGTCTGCTAGGCAACTTATTAAAGCTATTAATAATGCAACAGAATCAGGGACTTCACTTAAATTTATTAACCAAATGTCTAAATTTGTTAATAATATTAAGTCTTTAGAGAGAGCTGAAAAGAAGAAAGGCTTAGTTAATTTAATGAATGAGCAAACATTTGTTAGGGTTGATGCTAAGGGGAAAATGTATCTACAAAAACTTTTAGAGACAGATAAAGATGCAGGTACATTTAGAATACAGCAAAAAATTAACGATAGAATAGATTTATTTAAGCATCAAAATAAATTTAAAAAAGCTCAAGGTGGCAATGGAAGATTAAGTGACCAAGAAGCTTATCTTTTTGACACTATGATGCTTTCTACTTTCTATAGGGGTAAAAATTTAATGGATAGCTACTACTACGACAAGCTTCCGAATGCTGTGCAAGATTTTTTAAGACCTCATTTAAGAGATATATGGAAAAACAATAGTGGTACTTATTTTCAACAGACAGGTCTTTCAAGTGAATTAGTATACGACGCTCCATTGCGTGATTTTTTCAAAGAATATGCAAAGGAGTTTGATGAAGTTAAAATTGGAAAATTTAAAGAGACTAATATTAAAGAAGAGATTGAAGCAAAGCCTGGTGAAGCGGAATCTAAAGAAAAAGCACAACCAGATATATGGGAAGATGAATTAGCTGGTATTAGAGAGGCTAGAGAAAGAGCTAAATTGGCTACTAAGGATTTAAGAAACCATGAAAGAGAAATGGTTGATGAGCTTGTGGGTCATTTGAATTATTATCATAATAGCGTCGGGACTCCTCAGTCTTTAAATAAAATAGCAAGAGGACTACTGCAAAAGAACTTTGATGCTATGACTGTAGAAGACTATAGGGTGATGAATAGATTCTTTGCTGACATGCGTAGTGGAAATATATTTATTAAAGATGGTAAATTGACAAAAAATAATATAGTTAAGCTCTCAAAAAGGCATCATATCCTCTTTCCTAGAGCTGTATCTGAAGAGCTTATGATTAAAGATTTTCAGCTTTTTGAGCAGGAGGGTAGGTTTCAAAACTTTAAAGGAGATTGGAGATCGGGTACTACTGGGGCACCTACTCAAGTTATAGAGTCTATACAATATGTATTAGGAGAGACTCAATCCTTTATGACTAAATTAGATGAAGATACTAAAAATCAATTTCATAATGAACTTCTCAAGAAAACAGGTTATGAATCTTTACCAGAAGGTAGGGGTGCAGATTTCTTTGAAGTAGCTACTGCAGAAAGAGATATGAGAGCTTTTAAGAATGCCAATAGGGGAAGGTCTAAAACTCAATACAAGCATCATATGACAAGCTTAGAAAGGAATTTAACAGAAGCTCGTGAAAGAGCTGAATGGAATGATACTGAGAAACAGAAATTTGCTGTAAGAATAGGTACTGGTACTGCTGAAAGAACTGGTAGACAAATTGTAGATTCAATTAATGATGTTTTAACTGAATCTTCTAAAAAAGCAATGTTAAAAATATTAGGCGATCACTATATGTGGGATAGCAAGGTTCAGAAATATGTTCCAAATCCTGAAAAGAAAGACCCTATTCTAGAATTTGCTCTTACTAAAAAAGGTAAAATCCAATATTGGGACCCATTAGGCAATATCCCTAAGATTGATGCAACTAAATATACAAAGCATTTAATGACTCAAATTAAAAGTGGTAAACCTATGGATATGAGCATGGGTCTAGATAATTTAAGAAAAATTTCACGATCACTTCATTTAGACCGCTTAACATTTGAAAGAAAGGGAGCTACAGACCCTGCTATTATAGCTGGATATGATAAACTAATAGGTTCTTTAAGAAATCAAATGCTAGAAAAGACAGGCTCATTTCACCCTAACGATTATCATCCTCATTTTATAGAGAATAAGACATTAGTTAGAGACGGTATTGAGAAAGGTA